GATACACCTGTTGACCTTGGCAGTGAAAGGCATCTCTCGGTTCTCGGGCCGAAGTCCCACCTTCGGTCCCTGGTGCCGCTCTGGGGAGTTCTTGTTCTTCCCGTTCCTCCAATCGACCTCGACTTCACGGAATGCCTGCCCCGCGTAGAGCAAGCCGGTGTTGAGGAAATCGACCTTCTGGAGTGAGCAGCCACCTGCCGACGAGGGCGTCCCCTCTCGGGCCACGTATCCCTCGCTGTTGATGGTGACGAAGCTGCGGCTGAGGTAGTTCTTGCCTGGGGAAAGGGTGAAGCCCGCGAGGGCAGTCCACCTCTTCCAAATAGGATAAAACTCCTCGTCCGCTTTAAAGCAGATGTCGTCACCGTTCACAAGAACAGGCAGGTCCTTCAGTTCTACGGCGCGTCCGAGGTGTTCCTCCAACGCGAGCCAGTACGCCGCTACGTTGATGGCGCACAGAACTGGAAAACTAAGAACCGAGCCCATGAGCTGACCATTCGTCTGATCGATCTCGCCGCCCTGCGGGAGATCGTTCCAGTACTCCTTCGGATAAAAGATCCGATGGTTTCCGAGTACAGCGCGTGCCACCTTTGCTTCGTCCTCAGACAGCCCAGATGCCAATATCGCCTCCTCGAGGCACAGGCGGTTGATCTGTTGAGATAAGCCATCGGTGGCGGCGGAGTAATCTCCGGACACCCAGGATCGGAAATCAAGTCCGAGGCGTCTGGTCAGGCGATCCACTTCGTGGAGGTCGCTCATGTCCATTGGTCGCCCTGTCAGCCTAAAGCAGCGATGATCCTGCAGTCGCTCCCAGAGCGCACGCTGCAGGCTGCTGGCTGCCCAGTAGACGACCCCTGAGCCTTTCGTAATAAGACGGCATTTCAGTGGCTCGAGAATTCCGGCGACAAACGCGGAGCATTTGCCCTGCAATCGGGGCTCATCCAGCTCCTCTAGCGCAAGCTTCGTCGCCAGTTTCCGAGTCACGGTGGGCAGAAAGGTGGTATCTGCACGCTCCTCGACTACCACGCCAGGGGACACTTCGGTCATCCGTATCAACTCGCCACCTAAGGCGGCCGATACGAGATTACCATCCTCCTGGAAGTAACGCAGCAACCGAGAGCGGACATAGCCACACCGGCCGCCGAGCCGGCGGGTGCGCTCTGCGCAGGCGTTGTAGCCAGCGTCAGGCGGAAGATCAGCAAAGTGCCGCATCCGCTTGCTCACACCCCATGCTATCCACTTCTTGCCGTCCCTTCCGGTAACCTCTTTGCGCGACCTCCAGATCGCGCGGAACTTGCGGCGGAAACGCTCGGCGTCGGCCTCACTCAGCTCGGGTAGTTCCTGAGTCAGAGCAGCCTGGTGCTTGGCCATGGTCATTGAAATGAAGTCCTCAGGGACCTCGACCGTGCCTCGCTTGACGCCTTGCAAAATCGCCCAGCAAACCCTCGACGGTCGGACCTCACCGGGTCGACTCGCGAGGAGGTTCCGGAGATGTTTGCGAGCCTTCCCCACGAGAGGGAAGTGGAGGTTGGAGCCTCCCAAAGCATCCTGGATACCATCTGGCACCTCGGGCATGTCCTCCTGTCGCAGGTAGGCAGCCAGAGGCCAGCAAGTCAGGTACTTCTGCCACTTTACCATCGCCACCGCGTTGGGGGCTTGCAGAAGCACATCCAGGACACCGAGGAAGTCGCTGTCGCGACAGTGCCGAAAGACCGGATCAGCGTCACAGAGGACGTCCCAGGTCGATCGCACGAAGTAGAGCGCGCTGGTCAAAAGCCAGGCACGCTCATTGGCGACAGCGACTTCAAGGTGGGCGGAGTTCTCAACAAACTGCCGTACTGCGGGAGGAAGACGGTCATCCGTAATGCCTTCCGCAGACAACATTCTATTGTCGAGAACAACCGAACGACGGCCATCGTCGTCGCGGACCGCCAGCGAGCACAATTTGCTCGCCCTCCGGCGCACGGTACGCACGGAGATGGTCAGAACATCGAACAACG